CGAAAGAGTATCCAAAGATCCGAGAGTAAATCTTGAGTGGTATTGCATACCAATAAAGCACAGAAACGCTTGCAGCAACAAGCAACCATATTGGTATTGTTGGCATCCAGAGGAGAAAGAGAAATGGGTGAGGGATATTCCAGAACAAGCTATCACAGAACATGATCGATTTAAGTTTGGGCAATCAATGCAAGATTTTGGCGTTGCTCATTTCAAAAATACAAACAAGGTTGTAGTGCAGGGCATTAGAACAGAAGAGAGTCTTAGGCGTTATAGAGTTGTAGCTAGGAAAAAAGAAGAAAATTATATAGTGAAAGCAGAAAAAGGAGTTTTCTTTGCGTTTCCAATATATGACTGGTCATCAAAAGATGTTTGGAAATTAGTGTCAATAGAGGATGCTGATTATAATCGAACTTACGATATTTTTAACAAAACTGAATGGTACGAGCATCTTCTTCAGCAAAGAGTATGCCCGCCTTACGGAGAAGAGCCGCTTCGCGGGCTTTGGGTTTATGCGGAATGCTTTCCAGAGATGTGGGAAAAAATGATCAACAGGGTTCCCGGTGCTGCAACGGCAGCACGATACGCAAACACTGAGCTTTATAGTTCAGGTTACAAACCCGATCAGACCTCTTGGCGCGATCATGTGCAATCAGTTCTGGAACAGTATGAAGGAGCGAACAGGTTAGCGGTAACGAAAAATATTAATCGAGCAATAAACCGTCATAAAGAAAGAACTAGCGACCCTATACCAGAAACGTCAGCCCATCCAGTGAGCGGGGTTTCTTGGCAGTTCTTGTCAAAAATGGTTACTAGGGGCGACTTTAAGGGAAGGACTGCCCAGCAATTAGCAAAGCAAGCAGAAAATGCTTGTATCAAGTTGGGGATTACTCAAGAAGAAGCAAAAAGAAAATACGGACATAAAAATGACACATGAAAGCCAGCCAATTTCTGCGGTTCACTGGATAGATAGAAAGGAATTGAAGCCAAACAACTACAATCCTAACAGAGTGGCAAAGCCAGAACTAAATCTTCTTAAAATCTCAATCTTAGAGGATGGATGGACGCAGCCTATAGTCGCCAATACTGACAATGAAATAGTAGACGGTTTTCACAGATGGACTGTAAGCGCTGATCAAGAAATTAGCGATATGACGAATGGCAAAATACCTGTTGTTTTTACGAAACCCAATAACGACTCGCATCAAAAAATGAGCACAATTCGACATAACAGGGCGCGAGGAACCCATGCGGTTTTAGATATGGCAGAGATTATTAAAACGATGGTAGATGACGGTTTGTCAAAAGAAGAAATAATGGATAGGCTTCAAATGGAAGAAGAGGAGGTTGTTCGTTTAGCCTTACGAGTTGGAATACCTAGCAGCGATTTAATTACTAAAGAGGGTTTTTCAAAAGCGTGGATAGTTTAGTAAAAAACAAATATGGGGCTTATTACTACGAGAATGGCGCACAAACTATTCATTCAAATAACGATGACGATCTCTATATGTACAGCGCAAAAATAGGGAAACACGATCTTGAAACAGAAGAAATAATGTATAGCTCAGTGATATACCTAAGCGAAGATAAAGAAGTAATGCATTGGGAGAATATGGGCGCGATTTTAGGGAGGCGCAAGGTTTCTAGTCATTTTGCTGTTCAGATTATAGGCTATCAATGCGGGAACAAAACAGTAGATTTGCATCAAAAAACAAATTTGCCATACGTTAACGGCTGCTCAACAAGGCAGTTATTCGCGCCAGAAAGGATTGGCGATCCAACCTTGCAACAATTAACAATACCGCCATTCACTAGCGAACAGGTTCATCATATACACCCAACCCCCAGAGTGGTTTATGTTTTAAAAGGGAGCGGGTTTAGTATTGTCGGCCAAGCGGGGGGATCAACAGAAACAGAGTTAAAAGAGGGCATGGTGTGCGTTTTAGACCCTATGTGTCCGCATCACTTTAGAACTGAAGACGAATATTTAACCGTGCTTCCGGTTCACGTTTGGAGTAGTGGGCCGTCTGGACTAGACAACAACCACCCGATGTTTAATGGTACGAAAGAAGTATAGATTAAGAAATAATGATATTTACTGAGACAAAACGATAACGAACAATGTCAAAGCCGCTAACAGACGAAATCAAAATAAAAATCAAGGATGAGTTTATACACGGGTTTGTGGATGAAAACGGTGTCAGAAAGTTTCCTTCAGTTGATAATCTTGTATCACGGCATGGCGTTGCTAGAGCAACTCTTTATCGGGCAGCTACAAAGGAAGATTGGCAGAAGCAAAAAAACCAATATCAAAGCGAGTTACAAGTTGCTCAAGACCGTGAGCGAATGGATAGAATGTTAGATGATGGCCGGCGCTTAGATGATAATTCAATACAAATTGCTCACGCAATGCTAGCAACAGTCGGCAAAAAATTACAAAAAGCCATATCTTTTGAAAGAGACAACCCAAGCAGCGAGGCTATATCCGCAAGCGAGTTGAGAGAGCTTTCGTATGTAGCTGGGAACGCTCAAAAAATAGGAAAATTAGCGCTAGGACAAGCGCAAGAAATCGCAAAGGTATCAGCCGATGTCAGCAACCCCGAAGCCTTCAACCGAATTATGGAACAACTTGACGAAGTTGCGGAACAACGCGCATCTCAAGACGTCGGATCTGTACATTGATTGGCTAGAAACAGCTAGACCGACTCAAATAACTCCATTTGGAGATTGGCATATTTGGCTTATTCTGGCCGGCAGGGGTTGGGGCAAGACTAGAACGGGCGCTATGGACACAATGCTGTACGCTTTAAGAAACCCAGAGTCTAGGGTTGCGGTTGTTACTCCGACGTTTGGCGACTTGCGGCGGGTTGCTTTTGAGGGGGTTTCAGGAATTCTAAAGCATTTGCCGGAACAGTGTATGTTGCAAGGTAGAGGTCAAGGATATAACGCAAGCGCATCAGAAATAAGGCTGCATAACGGCTCAATAATAATGGGGTTTTCAGCGACAGAGCCTGATAGATTGAGAGGCCCGCAGTTTCATAGAGCGTGGTGTGACGAATTGGCAGCTTGGCGTTATCCTGATGCGTTTGATCAGTTAATGTTTGCTTTGCGTTTAGGCAAAAACCCAAAGTGCATAATAACGACAACTCCAAAACCAACTCCTTTAATTAAACAATTAGTAGAAAGAAAAGATGTTCGCACAACCAGAGGCAGCACATTTGAAAACGAGGCTAATCTAGCAGCTTCAACGCTGGCAATGCTGCGAGAAAGATATCAAGGAACCAAATTAGGCAGGCAAGAGCTTTACGCTGAAATTATTGATGCAATGGAAGGCGCTTTATGGCGTCCTTCGTTGATTGACGAATCAAGACTTGACCAAAATGTAGAGGTTAATTTTGAAAAAATAATAGTAGCAGTTGATCCGGCGGTAACTTCTGGAGAAAACTCAGATGAGACGGGCATTGTAGTGGTAGGCAAAGGGGGACAGAATCAGTATTATGTGTTAGAAGATAAGTCAGGCAAGTATTCTGCGGATGAGTGGGGCAGAATGGCAATAGCCGCTTATCATGAATGGCAAGCTGACATAATTGTTGCGGAGGTTAACAACGGCGGCGATTTAGTTGAAAGACTTATTAGAGGCATTGACCCAAACGTTCCTTATAGATCTGTACACGCTTCAAGGGGCAAAATGGTTAGAGCTGAGCCAATAGCCGCAATGTATGAACAAAGGCGAGTTCACCACATGGGGTTTTTCTCCGAGTTGGAATCACAGATGTGTACTTACACAGGTGACCGGCCAAAACCAAGCCCAGACAGACTAGATGCGTTGGTCTGGGGTTTAACAGAGCTAAGCAAGTCGAGCGGTACTGCTAGCTGGAGAATTAGCTGATGGGATTATTGGACAACATAAGAAACGCTTTTTCTGGAGTCGAAACTAAAAGAGTTAACTCAATGGTTGGTTACTTCGGCGTTCAGGACTCAGGCAAGAGCTACAAATATCAAGATTTAGCAAAGGAAGGTTATCAAAAGAACGCGATTGTTTACCGTTGCGTTAATGAGATAGCCAAGGGCGCATCAGCCGTCCCGTTTCACATTAAAGCCGGCGATGACGTATTAGAGCAGCACCCACTTATTGATTTGCTAGATAGACCAAACCCATTACAAAGCAATAGCGAATTCTTTAACTCTCTTTTTGGTTATCTCCTGTTATCGGGCAACGCATACGTTTTAAAGGTTGGCGGGTTAGCTGGGCAGCCGAAAGAGCTTCACTTGCTACGACCAGACAGGATCGAAATAAAAGCTGGTTCTGGATATATGCCGGAGCGTTACGATTACGTTATCAACGGCAAAGTTTTAAACAGCTACGAGGTAGACCAAGACACGGGCATGGGCGATCTAAAGCAGATCAAGCTTTGGAATCCGCTAGACGATTATCACGGGCTTTCTCCATTGGCGGCTGCGGCTGTAGAAGTAGACCAGCACAATTTAGCCAGCACTCATAACATTAGCCTGTTAAGCAACGGAGCGAGGCCAAGCGGCGCTATTATCTTCAAACCAAAAGATGACGCCGGATTTA